GAAAAAAGTGGGTGTTATCTCTACTTTCACCCGCGAAATTATGATGGCCAGTAATCCACAGATCGAAGGGATTATCCGCCAAGCAATGCTAGACGATACCGCGCAAGTCTTGGACACTACATTCCTGGATAATACGGCTGGATCCACGGTTCGCCCGGCGGGATTGAAAAACATTGCAGGCGCACAAACGGCGGCAAGTACAGGCGCAACGGCGGCAAATATCCTGACCGATATAGGCGTCGCGACGGCGGCATTGATCGCGGCGCACATGGGAAATTCAGCAGTATGGATTATGAACCCGAAACATCGGATCGGCTTGTCCGGGATCATGTTGGCGAATGGCGCGTTTTTGTTTCGTGATGAAGTCAACGCGGGCACCTTTGCAGGCTATCCTGTTATCCTTTCCAACAACGTCCCGGTCGGTGATGTGTTCCTTGTTGATTCTAACGCGCTAACCTTTGCTAATAACTTTGGCCCTGAATTCAGCGTATCGAACCAGGCAACGCTGCACATGGAATCAGATGTAACAAAAGTCTCGCCAATCGTTGACGCCGGAACAGGCACAGCAGGCGCGACGGCGGTCGACGATGTCGCGAACCCGGTCCGATCTTTATTCCAGACTGACACTTACGGGATCCGAATGGTATGGGGACTCGATTGGGCGGCTGTTCGTCCTAAAGGCGTTTTCGTATTGACGTCCGTCGCCTGGTAGTTTTTCTTTTGGTAATTCCCGGCCCAATCGCGGGCCGGGCTTTTTTAGGGTGGCAAAATGACGAAAAAGAAAGAAGCAAAGAAAATAGAACAGATACCGGCCTGGGTACACGGTCAAGGACTAAAGGACATCGACGGGCTTGATATAGAGCCGGGCTCTTATGCATACGTTAAGAAAATATTAAAAGGCATGCAGCCAGCGAACACGGATCCGATCAATCTGATCCATCCAAAAACATATAACACCCGCCAGATTAAGGCGAAAAAATGAAGCTCGGCGAAAGGATAAAGAACTTTTTTAACCGGGATAATCTGGGCGCGACGGGTGATGAAACGTGGATAAATAAAGCCTGGGACTGGAATTTTTGGCAAGAGGACAACCACGGCCAGGGCGCGACGCAAAATACAGCGGTCGAATCATGCGTATCTGCTATCGCTCAGACCATCGCCATGATGCCACTAGCACATTGGAAAATTAACCCGGACGGCGGAAAGCAGCGATTGACCGGGGACATTACAAAGTTATTAAGGCGTCCGAACGGATACCAGACACAAACAGATTTTATCCTTAATCTGATCAGATCTGAATTATTAACCGGGAACGGCGTGGCATACGCGACCCGCGGATCCGCCGGGCAGATATCCGGGCTACACTTAATCCCAGGCAGTCAATCGATGCCATACATCGACCCGGAAACCCTGTCGGTGTTTTATTCCATCAACGGAAATCCGCTAATATTTTCCCCGGCTGGGGTGATGATTCCAGCGGCGGATATATTGCATATTAGATCGAACACCCCGAACCACCCATTGATCGGAGAAACCCCGTTATTTGCGGCGGGAATGGCAGCAATGGCAGGCAACCAGGTACAAAGCCATAACGCACATTTTACGCGCAATATGGCCAGGCCATCGGGGACGCTAATGACCGACCTGAAAATGAACAAGGCGGAAGTTGATATATTGCGCGAATCGTGGAAAAACCAAACGACCGGAAAGAACGCGGGCGGGACGCCTATTCTCACACATGCATTGCAATGGAACCCGATGGCCATGACAGCGGTCGACGCGCAAATGATCGAAATGTATCGAATGACGGTTTTAGATATCGCCAGGGTGTTCAGGGTGCCGCCTACCGTTATCGGGATTATGGAATCAGCCACGTTTAATAATGTCGAAACCTTAATGAAGCAATGGTTATCCACAGGCCTTGGTTACACTATCCGACACATCGAGGAAGGGCTCGACCGATTGTTCGATCTACCGCCCAACGAGGAAATCATGTTTGATACTGAAATATTGTTGAGATCAGACTTTAAGGCGCGGATGGATGGACTTTCAAAAGGCGTTACAGCGGGCATATTCAGCCCGAACGAAGCAAGGAGAAAAGAAGGACTCCCGGAAGCGGAACACGGTGACGAACCACGATTGCAACAACAGGTGGTTCCATTATCATTTCACTACCGACCCGAAAATATCGAAACCACACCGGAACCAGAAGCGGCCCCGGATCCTGAACCGATCAGCGACGAAGATAAGACGATGATCGCGGCGCAAACAATCAAACAGGCGATGCACTAATGAATACAAATCTCAAGGCGATCGGCCTGGTTTTAAAGGAAAGCATTGAAAAGATAAATTCCAGAATCGACGTGCAGGCAAAAAAGAGCCTGGACCAGAATTCGATCATGGAATCCGCCTTTTTTAAGGCACTTTCAAAAAATACCGTATCGATCGCCGATATGCAGGCGGCGATTGATGAATTTAAAACGCTATTGGCGCTTAATGCCGATGTGATTGATTCGGAGATCCTAAAAGCAGTCGATACCATCAAGGCGGATTTACTGGAATCTATTAAACTGATCGAGGGTACACCTGGCGAACAGGGCGAGCCGGGGATCGATGGAGAATATATCGGGCTAGACCAGGCGCAGAAGTTTATCGCAGGGAATGAATGCGCGGAGTATCAACTATTCACGCATGCGGGCGGGCTTTGGAAATGCACAGGGAAAACCTATTCCGAACCGTCGATTGAAAATGATCGCTGGATCCTTATTACAAACGGGATCACAAGCACAAAAGCACACAGCGACGCGAATCAGGCAGAGCTCGAAATCGCGCTATCCGATGGAACAAGCCAAAAACTCGCGATCGATATCCCGGCGCCGAATTATCTAAATACTGTATGGGATAAAGGCGCGGACTATGCGACGAATGATGTCGTATGGATGGACGGGCATTCTTTTATCGCTTTGGTGGATAGTCCAGACGGCCAGCCGGGTGAATCAAAAGATTGGTCGAAGCATA